CAAAATGTATAATTTTTGCACAATTTTTAATGTATTTTTTTTATTGATTATCAATTAGTTATGTATATTTGTACTCGGTGTACTCGGTCAAAGTATATATTTCTCTTGACCCTTCTTTTTTTTTATTTTTTTATTTTATAAGTTCAATTTTATATAGGTTGAGCGAGTACAAACACTAAAAAACGATCTAACTACTTAATAATCAATATGTTAAACACAAAAAAAGCGAGTACATGTAATGATATCATAGAAAGCGTGTATTTGAATCCACAAATAGCCCAATTGATTAGATCGGTACGCCCAAGCGATTTGCAAGATGATTTAAGACAAGAACTTGCTTTGGCCTTACTAAGTATCCATTGTGATAAGATAACCGAAATTTGGGCCTCTAATGGCTTAATTGGGTTTTCAATCAAAATAATCACCAACATGGCTTTTAGTTCAACCTCACAATTTTATAAGAAGTTTCGTAAAAATGATTACGACAAAGCAATAAATTATTTAAAGTCTCAACTTAAATTGCCGGAATTGAATCCAAAATTTGCTACCTTAGCAAATGAAAGGTTGATCGCTAAGTTTGGTGAGGATGAGATGCAAGCACATGAGGCGATACTTTTCAATAAATATGTTGAGGTAAGGTCATGTAAAAAGGTAGCGGATCATTTTGGCATACCGGAAAAACATGTCAAAGATATTATCAGGAAAACAAAACTCGAATTGAGGCAGTTATGCCTTAATTCTAAAATTTAAAATTATGACAACCGCGATGCAAAATATGATTGAATGGTTAGAAGCGTATGAATATGAAATACCATTACAATTACAAGTAAAAGCAAAGGAACTACTTGAAAAAGAAAAGGAGCAGATAATAGAGGCTTATAATAGGTCTATATGTATGTTTTATGAATCAGAACAACCAGAAGAATACTACAACGAAACTTATAACCAAAACAAATAACCTATGAAAACAGCAATGCAAGAATTATTAGATATTACTTATAAGTCTATATCTAATGCAAAAAAACTAAAATTAAATGGGCTTAATGACCAACGTGAAATAGACATTTTATTAAATTTATATAATGTTTATAGGGTTATAATAGAAAGGGATATGCTTGAAAAAGAAAAGGAGCAAATAATTGATGCTTATAATCAAGGTACATTAGATGGTGAATCAAGTGAAATAAATTATCCTAATTACTATAACCAAACATATCAAAACAAATAACATGATAACAGTACTTGCAGCGTTCTTTTTTGCTTATTACTTTGTTAATGTAGCCAAAATAATATACGTTATTAAAAAGATATGGGCCATCCCTTTTGAGAAAAGGATCAAGCCATTTGATTGTGTGACATGCTTAAGTGTGTGGTGTGCGGTGGTGTTGTTTTTTTTACCGCAAGAAGTTAGTATCTTTATTGCGATAATATTTGGGGCCGGATTTTTAGGACAAAAAATAAAATAATATGCAACCATTAAAAATACCTATCCTTTGCCATGATGATGTGTCAAAGCAAATGAAGGATCTCGGAATTGAAACAAGTTTTGCGGAGTTGAGAAGAACAAACTTTCTTTTCTTTTACATTGACTACATGGCGCAAATGTTTAGGGATGGCATTGAGTACACCGAGATTGTAATGGATGACCACTCGTATGTGTCGGATATGGTTATGGATGATATAATAAAATTAATAAAGATATGACACCAAAAGAAAAGGCAGAAGAATTATATAATTTAATGATTGAAAAATTTAAAGATTATAAAGGCATATTTTTAGAATATAAAAGCAAAGAAAATTGTGCTAAAAAATGTACATTAATAGCAGTAGAGGAGATTATAAAAATTGATCCTTA